TGTAATCATTGATAAATTCATGTCAAGAACATTCGTCAAGTAAAATCAGCACATCGCTGTATCTAGTAGACTCGCTCTCGCTCGACACAATGTATTGATCTGGCTCGTTCACTACTTAAGTCTTACTGACTACCCAAGATGATTCGCGCATTCCTTACGCTCACATCTTGGAGTTCAGTAACCCACGCTGTCCACAACTGACTGTGGGCAAGACTACGCAGATCACGACCAGATCATTTCTTTTTTAATAAAGAAACAAAAATCTTTCTGTTTCCCCTGTGTCTACCAATAGGTGCGCCCGTCTGTGCGCATGACCAGTTTAACAAACACTCAGGATATTCCATAAATGCAACAATAATAGATTCGTGGAGCCTGATCGTTCCGATCTATCCACGAACGATTATTTTGCATTCAGCAATCCTACGCTTCCTCATTAATCATTCGTCAGCTAGGATAACTAGTCCTTCGTTGTTTGTTCTTCTGTTTTCATAATCTTTTTTGTTTTTTACAATCAAGGTTATATCCCAAGTGGGAATAAGTATTTACTTGGGTAAATAGTCAAAAAAAGGAGTATCCAATGACTAAACAAACTAATGTAGAACTAAAACAAGCAGATAACATAGAGAACATTCGCAGTGTACAATCTGCAAAGTATGAGAATGTCTTAGAATCTTTGGAAATGAGATTCGGAGACCAACTTGTTGAGCCAGTAAGAGCTGTCAATTACTCTGACGGTACTGCCTACAACATGGGTGAAATGGATTTTACTATCCAGATGAATCAAGAGATTCCAGCACTTCAAAAGAGATTGGAGAAAGTGCTCAAGTTTATTCAGATTACTGAAGATCAGATCAAGAGACTTGATGCACAGATCGGTGGTAGTAAGACTTATTCTTCACAGGATTTGTTTCAACAAAACATGGAGATTGCAGCCAAGCAGCGTGAGGCTCTAGAACAAAGACTAGAAACACAGCACTTCGGTCGCAATCTTATCTTAGCTGATATCAAAGCTAGGGTTGATTTCTACAAGAAATGGATTGGTGAGGATTGGAAACCTTACAATTCAAATGTTCGTAAGTCAAACATTACACCTGAGAAAAAGAAGTTTCTCTGGACCAAGCAAGGTCAAAAGGTTGCTGCATTTTACAATGCAAATGCTGGTAAGATTGACAGTGTGATTGACAACAAAGATGGTACAGTTCAATCTGAAGTTATACCAGCTATTGTTTACTAATTAATATATACTATCATCTGGTGGGGATTATTCCCCATCAGTATATTTTTTTTTAAAAAAAAATCGGTCTAAGTAGACCGAAGAAAGCGAGTGCCAATGAGGTCATAACACAATGTGGGTAGTCTAAAATGAATAGTTTATACATAGCGTATAAAATAGACAGATAAGACGAGAATAGCTTATCTTGAGATAGACACATTGTAGACCGAGGATAGTAACAGCTAGACCCATGAGCTTGGCAGTGATGTAATGGGTGCTGCTATAAACTGCCCAGACTAAGGAAAATGATATGGAACTTTTAATTATAGAGCTAATACTTATAGCCATAATTCTGTCAAAATGAGGAGGTAATTATGGATCAAGAAGATAAAGAGAAACAATGGAAAATTATGAAATATTATTTTGAATGTTTCATGTATCTATGTGGTAGTTTGTTACTCATAGGTATATTTTTATTAATCGTAATATAGGAGTATATATGACTATAACAAATGAATTACAATCTGTAGCTGATAATACACCAGAAAAAGCTAGCTGGAAAACTATGGCTGTTAGAACTGAAAATCATAAGCAGATTAAAGATATGGCTGATTACTACCGTATACCTATAGCACAGGTATTAAGTACAATTATAAAGAAATCATATACTGATTTTGTAATGGAAGAATCAGAAAAGATAAAAGAAAGGAAAGAAAATGATAAGTAGAACAATGAGAGGTGCTATGTATGCTGGGAGCTTTCTAGGTAACAGTACCGTATGGAGATATGCTAAGAAGAGAGGTTTGTGGTATTATAGACTATTGCTATCAAATAGATTTGCAGAAGTAATGTCAGATATATTTGAGATGACCGAGCTAGAAAAGAAACTAAACAAAGAGAATTGGAATAGTCCAGTAAAGAAAAAGATATTTCATGTAGATGAACATGGTAATATTTTTGATAATACTACTGGTGAGATATTCGGTAATGTCAAAGATGGTATTGATAACAAGTTTGATGTTGATAACAGAAATGATGAGAATGTAATCAATATGCCAGACAATAGTAAGGAGTAACTATGAGTAAGATTGGTAACTGGAATTACACTATGCAAGAAGATGCAGAAGCAATGACCAGAAATGAGTTCATCAAGAAACATGGTATCAATCAAGTTGATATATGGGATACTGCTGAACGAAGAAGAAAGGTAGAGCATGAGCTTATACCTAGTGTTAATGATGTAAAGAAGGAGTTGAAAGATGGCTGATCCACAGATGGACTTAAACAAAAGTATTACACAATGTCTAGAACAGATTACTAAAACAATCAAACTACATATGGATCGTATCCAAACTATGGAAGCGAGACTTATGAAGTTGGAAGGATATTATGAAGATCCAGAATCTGATCTAGACAAATCATATGGAGGTACAAAATCATGATGAAACTAAAGATTGCAGATAATTGTAATTTTGATTTAGATAGACGACCTATCTACACTTTTCATGACAACAGTTATGAACAAGTGCCAGACAAGATTGCATTATATCATGGAGATAATGGTAAATATATTTCTACCGTATCAGAAAAGAGTTCAAACAATCTAAGATCGTATGGAGAGTTTGTAGGTATGTTAAATGAAGGCATAGTAGATTCAGATATGAATACTGATGATATTAAAATATCAGATAACATATACAATGATGGTAAAAGATTCGCTAGAATCATGGATTTTCCAGCATACAAATTTGACTATCGAGGTGAGATGTTCAATCTAAGATTATGGAGTTGGACAGCTTATGACTTGAATTGGGCAGAACAATTTATATTCGGTCCAATCAATATCATTTGTATGAATGGTCAGTTTACTTCTAATTGGAAGATACAAGGTATGTCCAAAAAGAACTGGAACAGAAAAGCTAGTATAACTTCACTAGATATCAAACAAGGTATTGATGAGTTTATTAACTTTCCAGAAAGATTGGAAGTGTTAAGTAATTCAATGGTCAACAACTGGCAAGTCAAACATTTGTTTGAGAATACAATAGCTCATATCAAAGATGATATACACCCTAGAGTATCTGATTACAGAATGAGACAGCTGTCTACATTATGGGATAGATACAAAGGTAAGTTTGGTATGAATTTGTATTCGGTTTATCAGACTGCTACCGACTGGGCAAGTAACCCAGAAGGTAAAGGTATGCCAATGAACATGACAAGAACTAGATCACAACAGATTGTTGATATGATGAAAAGCAATGATTGGATTGAGTTATGTCAAAAAGAAATACATAAAGCTAGAGGCTTCGCTCCGAGAGAGATAGCAGCTATGGCTGGATAAGAATAGTATTGTATGGATAGTCAAAACCAATGGGATATCCTTTTGGTTACAGATACAATACTGAATCCTAGCTGGTGGTGGAAAATCTTAGATACAAATCCACCAGCTGGATAAAAGAACATTCTGCTGAATAATGAGGTGGCTTCTCATGGGTATTATACTGCCTACTAAGAAAGTATATAGCAGAACTAGGGAGTAGTAAGGGTTTTGATAGTCTTTCTTTCCTACTCCCCCAATGGTTTCCTGTTATGCAGACAGGGATAGCGTATGACTGAACAACAATTTATAGGTTGTAAGGTACACTTGAGATGAAGTATGGACAAATGTCTGAGGTATTCAAGAGTGGTTTCGAAGTACTGGTCAAATTAGGTTTGACTATACGGGAAAAGATTGAGGGTGATCACAAGCTAGTCCCTCTACGCACTTGACAATCACTGTTAAATAAAATTATAGAACAGTATGGCAAAAGAAAAAGAGCTAGGTATTTTTTTTGATGAGATCATACCGCAGTTTATTGAGAAAAGAAAAAGATTAGGATATTCTCAATCAAGGCTTGATGATATTATTGGTTGTGCTAGAGGTCTAGTATCAAAATGGGAAGTTGGTATACGGAAACCAAGTGGATTCTTATTTTGTTGCTGGGCAAATTCTCTTGAATGTACAATAATATTAAAAGACAAAGAAAACAAAGTAAGCCAAAAATAAAAGTTGGCACATACTTTGACACATTATCACCACAATTAAAGATTAAATACAAAGAAGATAATAAACCGAAAAACTGCAAGTGCAGTGGAGTAGATTTAGTATTTGGTAATGGTACTTATTGGTACTGTGGTAACTGTAAGGAGGTAACATGAGTGACCCAATGGTATATGAAAAATCTTTTGTTGTTTATTCATTTGATGAAGAACTAACAATAGAAGATATAAATAGAGTATTAAAAGAGTTTGATGTAACTGCAAGAGAGATAACTGATGAAGAAGTTATATACAAACCATGAGTAATATTAGTCCTGATTATTATAGTAAAAGTAATATTCAGCTGTCTGCTTTTATAAGACAGAATGGATTAGATTTCGCTACAGGTAATGCTATCAAGTATATCATTAGACATAAAGCAAAGAATGGAAAACAAGACATACTCAAAGCAATGTGGTATTTGAGTGATATACTGGAGGAGGATTATGGGAGTGAACTTGCTAAAAGCATTAAGCAACAAGTTACAGCAATGGAAGATACAAAAGCTACCGAAGGTGATGGATCACATCGAGGCAAGACGATCGAGGAGATCGTTCGTGGTGAGACTAGCAGCTAGATATTTGGAAGCTGATATGTATTTTTATTTCTGTGAAAATTATTTATCAAACAAAATTACTGATAATCGTAAGGTCAAGAAGATCGAAGATTATATATGGAGGAGATACAAGTATGGGAAGTCACAAAGGGATTTGGAACGAGATAAACGAGAACTTCGTAGACGACGACAGATTAATGAAAGGAGTGTTGACTAAATGGGAAAAGGAAATGGTAAACTTAAAGCACCCCAAAGACCAAGAGGCATTGGAGGTACTGACGCAAGTCGTCTTGTCAAAGGCGAGTGGAAAGACTTATGGCTTGAGAAAGTTGGCAGACAAGAGCCACCAGATTTATCAAGTGTATTGCCAGTTCAACTTGGAATCTTTACCGAAGAATTTAATAGACGATGGTATCAGGAAGTTACTGGCGAAAGGGTTGTTAATATAAATAGTATATGGACACACCCACAATATGATTTTATTTATGGTAGTCTTGATGGAGTAGCAAAAGGTAAAGTGTTTGAAGCTAAACACATAAATCCTTTTGCGAAAGATGAGAATACAATAGATAAATACTATCCTCAGTTACAGCATTACATGATGGTTACTGGGTTTAGTAAAGCTGTGTTATCTGTATTGAAAGGTAACATGGGTTACAATGTGTTTACTGTAGAAGCTGACAAAGAGTTTCAAAGAAAGCTAGAGATAGCTTGTCATATATTTTGGTATATGGTTGAAACAGAAGTAGAGCCAGCTGATTATGTAGACTTCAATTTAATGGAGAAGATAGCAAATGGAGAAGATTCTAAAATCCACTTTGGAGAAGAAGTACCCACTGAAAGCTGGATACAAGGAACAAAGCACTAGCAAAGAAGCTGCAGCTAAAGTTGATAGTAGAGCAGCTATTCTTAGAACAGAAGCTATTGAAGTGTTCAAAAGAAAAGGATCATACGGTGCTACTTGTGAAGAAGTAGCCGAGATTATGAATGAAGATATTACATCAATTAGGCCCAGAATAACTGAGCTTAAGTTGTTGAAATATATAATAGATTCAGGCGATAGGCGTTTGAATCGTTTTCAAAACAATGTAAAAGTATGGAGATACAATGACGGAAAATAGAAATATTTGGGATCAGATGAAAGAAACTGATCCAAGATTTACTAAAAGAGTAAACAAAGGATTTGGTGAAATAACTACCATTGATCCACAATGGCAGATTATGAGAATGACAGAAATGTTTGGGCCAGTTGGTAAGGGTTGGAATTATGTAGTTAATTACCATCATACTGATCAATTAGTTTTTGCAGAAGTATCAGTATCAACAGGTAAAGATTACTTCGGTCCAGTTTGTTCTGTTCAAAAACTATTCAGAAAGACTGGCGCACTTGATGATGAAGCACCAAAGAAAGCTATGACAGATGCTTTGACAAAAGCGTTTAGTCATCTTGGTTTATGTTCTGATATATTTATGGGTAAGTTTGATGACAGTAAATATGTTCAGAAACTTGAAGAAAAGTATTCTGGTGTTGCTGATAAGAAGAAGATCAGCAAGACAGTATAGGTCGCCTATAGCTGGGGATCGTGAGTAGGTCAGCTATGGGCATTGTTCTTCATTGCCTACTCACACACAATTTGTTAGGAGGTAACAATGATTAACAAAGTAATAATACTGGGTAGAGTTGGCAGTGATCCAGAAGTAAAAGTATCTGCTAGAGAAGAAAAGTTTGCTGGTATGTCAGTAGCTACTTCTGAAAAATACAAAAACAAACAAGGTGAGTGGCAAGAGAAAACACAATGGCATAGAGTTGTATGTTGGGACCCCAATGTAGCAGCTACCATTGAAAAGTTTGTACGCAAAGGAACTACTGTGTATCTTGAAGGACAAGTAGAAACTAGATCGTACGATCAACAAGGTGAAACAAAGTATGTAACTGAAATAGTTTTACCTAAGTTCAAAGGTGTACTCAAAATGATTGGAGGCAGCAGTGGGCAAAATTCTCAGACTTCAGCGTCAAGCGAAACTAAAGAGGACATACCATTCTAGAAGTAACGAAGGTATACACAAGTGTCATGATTGTGATAGAGAATATACTCAAGCAGTCATGATACCATTCATAGGTACTAACAATACTTATGATGATAATACAGAATGGTTTTGTTTAAGATGTTATAATAAGAGATTTGGGGGGTAAATATGCTATTTGCACATAAACCCCCTTTTTTTCACTACTGGGAGGAAAGTGAAACTCCTGTGTATGATTTATCAAAGAACATCTAATTAGATGCTGTATGCTCAAATATGAGCTACTTTTTTACTAAACTCCCACCAAAATACAGTCCAATG